TATAGGCGTCACCGGCGGTGGCGCCGCCGGTGATATGCGCCCACACCTCGGTGTCGGCGGCCAGCGGCATCACCAGCGACGACGCCGGGAACACCTGCTCCGAGCCGGCAGTCTCCGCCATCGTTCCCTGGATTTGTGTGCCGGCAGTGGACGAGGTCCCCAGCGCCAGCACCGGCGTGCCGCCGGTGATGGCGGTTGCCACGCGACTGATGATGCTAGTGATGATCGCCCCGGCCGGGACGGTGCCGATCTTCTGCGCGACTGCGGCACCGCTGGCGAGCGCGGTAACGCGCCCGGCGACGTATTGCAGCATCTGGTAGCCGATGTCGCGTGCCGGCACACCGGTATTGAGAGAGGTACCCATGTTGCGTGTCTCCTTGTCTGAGAGGTTGCGGTTGCTCTCTCGCGGTTAGTCGGATGTGGTGGCGTAGAAGCCGGTGACCATGCCCCACTGCTTAAGGTTGGAGCCGTCCATCGGATGCTTCTTGAAGATCTTGCTCACGCCGTAGCACATCTCGATGCCGGCGCCGGTGATGAAGCCGTAGTCATCCTCGGCGCGTGAGGTGGCGCGGGCCATCTGACCCCAGCAGAGTGCCACTGCCTGCTGGCCGCACAGGAACACGGGCTCGCAGCGCACGCCGCTGATGCTCGGCAGGTTGATGTTGCCGCCGCCGGCCGTCGACCAGACGTTGGTGACGAACGACGAGATTTCCGGGACGCAGCGCACGATCACGCCGTCGTAGAGTTGATCGCCGTCCTGGAACAGCGGGTTCTTGTTGACACCGTCATTCTCACGCGGGCGTGCGTTGAGGTTGACGGCGGTGGTGAGGTTCAGGTTGTTCTTGAGGTCCCTGAACGTGTTGGTGCCGGCGAACGCGACGTAGTACTCGTAGCCGTCGCGCGTCTTGAACGGCCGGATTTTCGGGTTGGCATTCATCGCCACCCGCTTGGCCAAGCTCAAGTTGATTGCCGTGAGCGTATCGGCGGTGGTGTCGAGCGTGCCGAGCGCACCGAGGTGCGTCGCCTGTCCCGTACCGTTGGAGACGGCGGCGCCGTAGATGATGCGATCGAGATTGGCAAGGTGCCAAGTATCGCGCGCGGTGCTGAGCGATGTCTCGTAGATGCCGCCGTTGACCCGAGCATTGGTCGGCAGCGTCTCCGATGGCAACGCCATCATGGCGGCGATGATCTCGTCGCGCTGCAGCTCCTTGCCCCAGTCGGACAGGAGCGGCTTGGCTTCGCCGAAGATATCGGCGCTGTCCTTCTGGCTCTCGGCCTTGTTGGTGACTACGGCGTGGCGCGCCCAGTCTACCCGCACGCGCTGTCCGTAGTTGTCGATCTTCTCCTCGTTGCCGACCAGCGTGCCGGTGGTGACACCGGCGCCGGTGAGACGGGCGACGATCGGCAGGTTGACGATTTCCCCGCCCGCCTTCAGCTCGCTGCGGACGCGGATGATCGAGTTCATGTCCTCGCCCATGTATGGGCTGAACATGTTTTCGCGGACAAACTCCCGATTGATCTCCTTGACGAACCGGATGAGCTTGTTGTTGGCCTCAATGGTGGTGACGGCCATGGCCGTGACGTCCTTTCTCCGTCACCGGCGCGGCCAACAAAAAACCCGCCTCGTGGGCGGGCGGTTTTCGTCGGACGTCGGTGACGATCTATCTGCCTTCGCGGAAGGCGTGATGGAACATGTCTGCATCACTCGGCATGCCGTTCACCGCGACGTTGGGTGCGGATGCGGCCACGCGATTGAGCGACGGCGGCAGCTGGACGTTGGGAGCACCGTTGGGTGAGGTGGCGGGAGCAGCTCCGCGTATCTTCTCGACGATCGAGCCCGCGAACTTCTGGTCCTTGAGACGCTCGGCTAGCTGCGCCTCGAACCATGCGTTGGGGTCGTCGCCGACTGTCGACAGCGTCTGCTCGCGCCGGAACCAGTTGACCATTGCCGCTCCGGGATCGGGCGAGGCCATCACTTGGCGCACGACACTGGGATCCCCGCGTTCTGCACGCTGGATCATGGTGACGTAGGCCTGCTCGAACATCTCTCCGTGCTCGCGGTGCGCCAGCCGGAAGCTGAAGTTTGCTTCCATGTTGCGCATCGCGTTCTGATGCTGAGTGGTGATGAACTGGTGATAGGCCTGTGGGTCCTGGAACATGTCCGGGACTTGCGGCGCCTCGGGCGGTTTGATCTGGCCCTGCAGGGCGGCGTTCTGCCGCTGCAGCTCGTAGATCATCTGCTCCATCTGGCGCGCGCGGGTCGCCTCGGCGTCGCGCTGCTCACGCAGCTCACGATGCCGCCAGGACGGGACCGGCTGGCCGTCGTCCTGTTGTGGCGGTTGTCCCGGTGCCGGGGCCGGCGGCTGCGATGTCGCTGCAGCGGGCGCGTCACTTGCCGGTTGGTCGTCCCTGGCGATGAACCGACCGTCTGCTCCCCTTGGATGGGTGTCGTCGGTCGGCTGCGGTGTCGGCTCTGCGGCCGGCGGTGCTTCGCTCTCCTTGGGCGCTGGAGCCGCTGGCTCCATCGATTGATGGAATAGCTCGGCGTCCGACGGCATTGCTGCCGGCGTCTGGTTCTCACTCATGGCTGCTTCCTTATCGGGCCTGTCTCGCCGGCTCCCTGCGCATGCGATCGTCTCGCCGATCGCGGGCGTGTGCCGTCATCTCGCTGACGGCGGGCGAAGCTCTCGACACGCTCGCGCACTTTCGTGCGAAAGCATGTTTGCAGATTATTTTCGTCAATGATTTCGGAGCGAGATGCGCGCTAACCCATTGACGACCGAGTTGACTACAAACAGCAGTCAGCGATTTGTGCGAAAATATGCCTGTCAGTCGGTTCAAGCGGCTGACAGGCTGTTTGACAAAGTGGAGAACGAACCGTGCTTAACAACCACGAAAAGCGCCTGCGTCCCAGTCAACTCATCGCACCGCCGCCGCCGCTGCCAAAGCTCAACAAGGGCAAGGCGCCGATCCGGGCGAGCGCCCTGGTCGAACGCCGCGAGCAGGAGGCGAGGGCCGCGCTGGAACGAGCGATCAACCGCCGGGAGCAGACCATCGTCCGACTTGGCAAGCTGCACGCGCAGATCACCAAGCTCGCCCGGCAAGTGCAGCGCTACGAGAAGCTCAAGCCGCTCGGCAGCTGACGCGAGGGCCGCCCTTCGGGGCGGCCTATTCCTTCATGATGTCCCGCTGTGGTGCGAGCCGCGGGTGCTCGCCCTCGCGGATTGCGTAGCCATCAAAAGCGCGTCCAGTGCGGCACCGCCACGCCGGCCATGCCCAGGAGCTGCAGGATGATCCACAGCACGATGAACACCAGCAGCACCACCAGCAGCACGTAGATGATGCGGCGGAACGGCTCCGGCAGCGGGATGAGCGGGAGGAGCTGCTGCACCGCCCACCACAACACGCCTAGGATGATCAGGGCGACGATGATGCCGATCAACGTGCTTATCATGGCCTCACCTCACTTGGCGTAGTTGGTGGCGGTCGCCACCATGCGGCCGTAGTCGGCGCCGGAGCTGCTCTTCTGCTTCTGCTTCTTCTTCTTCGGCAGCTTGCCGCCCTCGTCGGCATCGGAGAATTCCTGGCCCACGCTCTTCGGAATTCCGAGCGTGGAGTTTCCGGCGGCGGCCGCTCTCATTGCACGTCTTTGGGCTTCGCTGACTGGCGGAATTTCAGCCTCCTGTTGCTAAGCAGCTCCCGGCTTCTGCTTGTAGGCCTCGATTTCCTCGCGCTGCACCTGCCGATCGAAGGCGCCCTGCACCGCCGTCTGTCTCCGATCGGCGGCTGCGTCGAAGGCCTTCTGCGCCATGTCGAACGGCGCCATCGAGGCGTAGGCCTGCTCGGCGCCGGCGAGCGTGCGCTTGTGGGCGGCGTCCGCCCTGGTCTTCTCGATGTCGGCGAACGCCTTCTCGACCTGCACCACCGGCGGCAGCTCGAACTCCTGCTGCTGGGGAGCCTGCTGCTCGGGCATGCCGGCCTCCTGCGCCTTGGCGTAGTTGAGCACGGTTTCCGACTTGGTCTTGTCGACCTCGGCGGCGGCGCCGGCCATCTGGATTTGCGCGGCCTGCTGCTGCATCGGGTTGGGTTGGCGCGCCTGCTGGCTCGCCTGCGCGAAGCGCTGCTTGTGCTCGGCGGTTAGCGGGCTCGTCTCCACCAGCATCTGGATCACCGCCTGCACCTCCGGCGGCGAGAGCATCGGCGCGATTGCCGGGATCACCTGGGAGAGCGTCTCGTACATGTCCTGCTGCTGGGTGACGACGTCGGGGCCCTCGTCGAGCACGATGTCGACGTCGAGCTGGCCGATCTGGTTGACGATGATCGGCATGCCCATCGGGTTGAGCTGCATGGCGTTGAGCGCCACCAGCTGGTGCTGGCCGTCGTGGCCGCTCACCCGTATCCAGCGCTCGTTCGTCCAGTACTTGCGGATGGCGCAGAAGGTTGCCTCGTACACCCGCAGTTTCCAGTTGTGGTAGTTGGAGACGAACGGCCCCAGCTCGGCGATGCCGGCCTGCTGCATCAATGAGATCGCTCGGCCGGATCGGTTGTTGATGCCGGTGTCGCCGAGCAATGCCGGGTTGGGTCCGAAGTTCTCGACCTCGGCCTTGGCGTCCTCCATGAACTTCACTTGGCCGGCGATGTCGGCCTGCTTCTTGCTGTCGTCGAACTCGGCCTCGTAGCCCTTGTTCCTCTCGATCACGCCGTCGGGGCGCACCGCCTCGGCTCTCGCCTTCTCGATGTCGTCGAAGGCGCCCTTCTCAGCGATGATGCGGCGCGTGTTCAGCTCGTGCAGCGCCTTCGATCGGCGCTGG